GGTTNAAAGTTCCACCGAGCCGTAATCTCTGATCTTGATCTAATTGAATATTTGCACTGCCGCCTACCGACTCAAGGCGATCATNAACGGCATTGATGTCAAGATTTAAGGGACGTGGGCCAAAACGGGGACCCATCTGNATCGGCGCACCTAAAGCCCCCGCGTTACCCATGGGCGGCAATCCCTGTGCTANTAAATTACCTGTAGCTGGAGGNAGAATGGGCGCAGGAAAAGGTTGNTNCTCAAAATCTTTTGTCTCTTTGCCAGGAAGAATAGGCTTTTTATTCCAAGGTTCTCCTCCTTGGATTTTAAAACGAGGATCAAGAAGGGGATTACCGCCTGCAATTTGGCCCAGGTTGCCGCCTTGTTGTATACCGCCGTAAATACGCATCTAACTACCTGTCAATCCTTTTATTTTACTCTTCTATAACCTCGTAGCCAGCAGCGTCATTCACTTTGCTAATAACGATGCCGTTGCTGCGAACATCCCANTTGAGAACATCGCCCTCTTGCCAGCCAAGGTCTTCAATCACCTCATCGGGAAGGACAATGTATTGATCACCGTTCTCGTCCTCCTGGACCTCAAGGATGTAACTCATTTACTGTCAAGCATCTTATCGATCAGTTTATCAAGTTTATTATTGATTTCGCGAAAATTGTCATGCATATCTTGAATTTCTCTTAAGAAGTCAACCTTCAGCACGTACTCCAACGGCATGCGCTTCAGGTCTTCTTCCAGCACGTCGATTCTCCGTTTTTGTGATCCGATGTAATTAAAGGCTTGTTGTACTTGATCGCTTTGTCTACTCAAAAGCTTAGATGCGGCCCAGCCACCGCCTGTAATGGCCGATATCACGGCCGTCAAGCCGATGGCTACGTATTCAGGTCCCACCACAAAATTTTGCTTTTTTCTAATTCTAGAGTTTAGTAATCAAGCTGGAGCTGTCCCCGGCGCATTAATCCTGTAAGCAGGTATACAAGGGCGTCAACACAGTCGTCGTGACTACTAACACCAAAATTAGTCAGCTCTTCAAACATGGCCGTAAAGTTGCGGAAGCGATTGAAAATAATTTTGCGATCTTCAAACATGCCCATGCATCCACGGAAACGGGCCAGCTTATCCGCTCGGAATCCTTTAACGGCATGCCAATTCAAATTGTATAGGCTCTCGTTATTAAGGCAGATGCGTTTGAAGTCAGCTTCCAGTGATGCCTGGTACGCAACAGCTTCACTCCAGATATCACACGTCGAGTAGGTCGGGAAATAATTGCCGTTTTCATCTTTACCAAGAATGGACCAATCATTAAGAAGTTCTTTAAGCGCATCTAGCTTTTCAAGGTTGCCCATGACGCGTAGACGACGATAATCAATGATGTGAATCTGATCACCAATGCGGCCACCTAATACCATCACTGTGTAATCGTTTTTCTCTTTAGTGCCAACGGAGAGGTCAACCCCAATACCAAGTGAATCAAATTCCGTAGCAATCTCCGCCTTGACAATCAGTTCTGGCGCCAGTGACAACTCGTTCTGTCTAACGACTTGATTCATGTACTGGAACGAGAAGGCAATAGGTGCTTGTCGTTTCTTCTCTTTTAAATAGTCCAGGGACCACATATCAGGCCAGTACGACTTTTCATCACCTGTTTTGGGATCGTTGAGGATTGCAGATAACACGATCTGTAACCAGTTGTTTTGCGTATTAAATGTCGTTGCATGGATGTCATCGTGACGAAAGCGGGTACCAAGGCAGATAGCACGGCCGCCTTCAAACATGGTTGGTGCGATCACAGCATTCCAGTTATCTTGCATCTGTTTACGGATGTCAGGGTTGGAGATGTCTGCTGCTGATTTGATGGCGTCATCGATGATGACCAAATGCGAACGCTTAGAGGTCACCGAACCTTTAAGGCCTGCAGCACAGAGCGTGAATTGCTCTTCACCGGTGGTATCAATGCCAGCAAATTTGTGATCGATAGACCAGTACTCATTGCTAGTGACGTTCTTTAAAAGACGTACAGTTGGAAAGACTTCTTGGTATCGTTTGCTTTCAATGATGCGTTTGATGGTTGCTGACTTGGAACGTGCAATATCAACCGTGTACGACAAGTAGAGAATTTGCAACGGCATCTTGGCTGCAGTATGAACGCCAATTGCCCAAGCAGTAAACAAACCTAAGACTGTTGATTTGGCAGAGCCTCGTGGTGCCAAAAGATCAACATTGGGTCCAGCAATTTTCTTTAAGCAACTACTGTCCTCGTTGGTAACAAAGTGACGATGCCATTCTTTATGGTGTTCTGCCGGAGGCTTATCAGCTACATAGTCACAGAAAAACCCGAAATCTTCCCTTGCTCTTTCCAGGGATTCAAGATTTCGGGGAACACGTATTTGTTGCCTACGTGCAGCAGCTTGTGCGTTACGACGATATGCAAGATGCTGATAAGCAGGCACGATGGGTATTGTTCAGTGTATTACTGAATACTACCTCATTCTTCGTCTTTGTTGTTCTTCTTCTGTTCTTTGTACTTGCGAGCCTTATCCAAGGCGGCTTTCCGCTTCTCCTTGTCGGACATTTCGCTGCCGTCCTTGTTCTTGGCCTCCTTTTTCTTGAAGTGCTCCAGGAGTTCTGGCGGCATTTTGTTTTTGCTCATTCTTTTTATTTGCTAATAAAGCAGACATGACCTGTTGCCCTTTTGCAACCTTGTCAATAACAGGAGATGGCCTGGTGAACCCTGTAATGCGTTCACGGTTTTTCTGGAGTTGACGTGCAACACCAAAAAGCCTTCCGGCGATATTTTCTCCGTACTGAGGTTGTGGTTCAGTTGGGTTCATTTTATTAGTTTAATTGAACTACTCTTCTAGTTGCATATGAGCCCAAACGCTCATCGATGCTTCTTCCAAAGGATACTCAATTGGATCATCCTTGAAAATGGTAAGGAGTTCTCGAATTGCACGATCTGCTCCAGCCATCAACAAGCCTTTTCTATCTTTATTGGCGGTACTAAGCTCTACTTGTGCAATAGTCCCTCGGAGTTCTTTTTGCATTCCTGCAATACGCGCAACGCCAGCATCGCGTTTCACAAGACCGTCATCAACATCTGCACGTAACTTACGAATGTCTTCCTGCATTTCTTCTATTTCATTCAATAAAACCGCACGATGATCTGGCTTGGGATAATTCTTTTGAACCCAATGATCACATCCAGTAATACTTCCTTTGTAACCAAGGAATCGAGCGTATAAATAACACTCAATTATGGAGTAATTTTCCGAGCAAAAACCAGTGAATGATTCTTCGGTTGGCGCATCAAGATTTTCGACCCACTGGTCAAAAACCTCAATATCGATAAGCTCGTTGGGCTTGACCGTAGTCGCGGGCTTCGTCTTCTTGTGCGAAACGCTGAGCTTGGGCTGCTGTTTCACGTTGTTCCTGTCCGGACTTACCAATGGTTTCACGTTGTTGTGTGCCTTCTTCTTTCATCTTTTCCTTGGTAGACCCAACGGAAACATCTTGGAAGATCTTAACGGCAGATGCAGCTTTGCGAGCTTTATCTTCGTCAAACAATAAATCATACGGATCTGGATTCTCGACGTTTCCCCAGATTAGATCTTCATCTTCCATGGTCAATCCTGTTGTTCTTTCCGATCAGGCCCAAAGGCTTGATCATCTTGTTCAGATGTATCTTTATTGATTCTATCGTTATATTTCTGCTTTGCGTACTTATAGGCGATATCAGCGGCTTGTTGATAACGCCGAAGCTCTTGTCCTTCTGTGGCTCCAGGGGGTTCTTTGGGCATATCAAAAGTTCTTCATCATATTTGCCAGGCCTTTTGCAAACGTTTCCCTTTGGCGTGCGCGATTGCCTTGACCCGCTTGTTTCATCTTGGAAGACTCAAGACGTCCAATAAGAGTCTCAAAATCACCAAGCTCTGCTTTGGACATGCCGCCGCCAAACTCGCGGCCAAACATCTCATTAGCAACTTGTTGCTTTACGTCATCAGAAGGTTCAACACCAATTGATTCATACGCAGCTTCGTAATCAACAGGTTTAGCAGGAGATGCTGTAGGTACACCTTCTGCGTTTAAAGTCTGTAGAGAAACTTGTGCTGGTGCAACAGAAGACTGGTTTGGCGTAGGAAGTGTACCCTGAACTGGCTTAGAGCTTTTTAGTTCGTCGGGTAAAAAATTTATGTTTGCAGGGCCAGAGACTGATCCTCCTACGATTGACCAGGTTGCCATGTTTTTTTATGCGAAACAAAATAATCAAATGCCGGCAGCATCGACCAGGCCACCGGCAGATAACAAAATCAGAAGTTGGCCATCATACTGGCAAGACCACCAGCCATCACGTCACGTTGACGAGCGCGATTGGCTTGACCTGCTTGTGCCATCTTAGAAGACTCAAGACGTCCAATAAGAGTTTCAAAGTCTTGAAGCTCTGCTTTAGACATGCCGCCACCATATTCTTTGCCATAGATGGAGTCAATTAAATCTTGAGCTGCATCTTTGGTCATTCCTTGGGCAACAAGAGAATCAACAGTAGGATTAGCCATCTTTAAACCTTTTGAAAGTTTGTACGTTTATTTTAGCGCAGTCAATTAAAAATTAAATGCGCTCATGATGCTCGCAAACATGTTTGAGCCTCTTTCAATATTAGCAATGTTTTTGTAGCCAGCGTTTACAATTTTTTGAAGGTCAAGTTTTCCGGCTATCTCTTGTTTGCTGATATCTCGACTGGTTTCGTTTAGAAGTTTTGTCCTTTCTGTTTGTCCTGCTTCTTGAAGGTCGGTAATATTGTATTGCGTTTGAAACCCAGCCTGCTGTGCGGCCGCGTCAAACATGGGCGTGTTGACAAAATTTGAAGGAATGGCTGATGCATCAAAACTAGCTGGGGCACTAGTTGTTGTGGTGTCAAAGGCGGTCGGTAAAGTGTTTGTAGATGTGGTTGTAGAGGTTTGAGTTGTGGTGGGGCCAGTGACTCGCGCAAGTATCTGTGCCGCAGTTTCTCTGTTGGCACCAGTGGCTTGTCTGACTTCTTGTACTGTGGGGGGTGCAGCAGCTTGTGCGGC